GGGAAATGAAGATCGTCAAACACGTCGCCGTGGCCTTGAGGTCCGGTATTCATCGGAACTCAGGAGTCGCGGTGCTGGCTTGGTGGTCGTCATTACCTTGACCCTTCTTTCCTCGGTTACTGGGCTCAACAGCGTTGAGCTAGAGAGAATCCTATTTTGCCTTTTAGGGCAGATAGGTCTATGACCGTAGCTTTTACGGCCAGATCTCCCTTAATCAACAGCGGGACTTTTGAGGACGGTAATACCGGTCTCCCGAGTTCCGAAAGAATCCTGGGGTATGTTACTCAGGCTTCTCCTAACCCGATGACTGTCGAGCGGGTAAAAGCGTCACGCTTCTTCGACTTCACACGCAATATATGGTATTGGTACGAATGCTTCAACTATCGGGGGTTTCCCTTCTATATTTCTCCGTACCTGGATTTATCCGGGTTACAGAGGTTTTATTGGAGGGTTATTACTCCTGATCGTTGTCGTATCCGCCACCTTTACCTAAGTTGTAGTGTGATGAAGAAGGGCCGGCGCCTAGAGGGAAAGACCCGTCTACCATTTACATTGGCTGAAGCAATTCGGCCGATGATAGTGATAGATGGAGAGGAACCCTCTTGGGCTATCAGGCGGATTTCTCTGCTTGGTAGGGTTCGAGAGTCGTTTAATGACTCTCGGTACACGTATACTAAATCCTGATGAGTATTCCTAGAGCACAAGAGTCTCGTAACGTTCAGTATGTGGAGGAATCGCAGGGGCAACTTTCTTCAAGTGGGGTTACTTTTGACCCACCTGTTGTTAAGTCGCGCTTTCGAGCCTCTCGCAGCTGGACAGGTACAACGACTCCCAACTTTAAGAACATCAAAAAGGGTCAGCTACCGGTGAATAATCACCATGTAGCTATCCGTGAAGTAGGAGCAGATCGTTATGTCTCCTACCAAACCGATACTTCGACGAACACAGGCGCACATCCTTATGTGTGGTTTGTGGCGGCGAAGACGGCTTACACGGCTAAGTATACGCGTCCGGATGTGACGTTGGCGCATTTGTCAACGTCTGACGGTGACGCTGTCCGGAAACTGATCGCTAACGC